CATCTACCGACCAGACTTTTTTAGACTTCGTGAGACGCCCTGCAATCTCTTTTCCAAAACTTGCTGACATTGATTCAAAGCTGTCTCCTGAGTATTCAGTATGCCAGACCACTCCGATGCTTGTGGTAAGTATGCGTTTAGCAAGTTTGCTTTTCTTCGGTATAGCGTAAACAATCGTATTAGGGTGAAAAGTAATATGCGGTTCACCATCAATGTCCACCGTACGTATATCTTCTTTCGAATATAAGAAATCACCTTGAACTACTCCTTTAATTCCAAGTGCCGGCAAGTTACTAAGCGCCAGCTTCATTTTATTATTCAAGTCAGGACTAGAAATATCATCATCAATATCCTTTGGTGTTTTATACACCTTTGGGTTCTTATTAAAGATACCCTTTTTAGCGACAAAGAATTTTCCATCGCTTGGGTCAGTTCCAGCAAATACTGCTGGTGCGCCGTCCCACTTAACTGTTACATTAACAGCCGACTTAGTTTTACCACTCAACATATCACGTAATGAGCGTAGATAGTTAATAGACTCTCTAGCACCAGTAACGCCTGCATTTAAAAGGTTATCTTCTAAATGTTCCATGTGAGTATTTTTTGCTTCAGCAAGATAGTGTGTAAATTTAATCATATCTTAATCTTTAAACCTACCCTTGTAGCACCGCCCGAAGCGCCGCCATATGTTGCTAACGTAAATGATTTGAATTCTGGTAGTTCAGGTGTTTTCAATAAGTTCTTAGCTTTACCACCACCTACATAATAGATTTCAAATTCATCAGAAGAACGATTGTGTACTACAAAGTAATCATCTCCACCATCTTTAAAATGGTCTAGAATTTCTTTTCTCATCTTCTTCATAATTGCTCTATCTGAAATAGAAAACTCATTTGGTAAACGACCAGATTTAACTACACCAATGTCACCAGCAAGACCAATAGTAAAATTACGTGACTTGAAGAAGTCAATAATACCAATGAAAGATTTTTCGAACTTACCTTTTCTCATAAGATCGGCAACCTTACCTTGAGGTACTTTCAAGTTTTCGATATACACATCTGCAATATCTTCGATAATCTCTGGCTTTTTCCCACGTCTCTTAATAGACTTATCAAAGAATGTAATAGGTGCTGTGCGGTTGTTTGTACCCTTGATTTCAAATTGAACACGTGTTTTTGAAATTGTCATTACAAGGTCTGGAATAGTAGAGCCTGCTCTAGCAGTCTTAAACTCTGTTTCTACTTCAATACCCTTTTCAAAGCAAATGTCTTTAACTTTCTGAGCAACCATATCTTGAGTCGCAGATCCTGCGCCCACTCGACCTTGTGTGTTACCAGCAGGCTTTACCACTGCACTAATAGTAATGTAACCATCTGGTTTCTGATCAAAGCCTTTTAATGATACTGGCGCAAGTGTAGTGCGTCTACTAATACCAAATTCAGTTGATCTGTGAAGAGTTGCAGGTAGTGTGAAATAAATCTTTTCACCCGCTTTAACACTTTTAACTATCTCGCCCTTGTCACTATAAAGGTTAGTTGCTTTCGCTGCAGGAAAACCTTCTTTGAATTTATAGTTGTTTAAGACTGTGGGGGCGTATGTCGTTCTTTCACCAGCGCCTGGAAAATCTTTATTCTTCCCAACGTCAGACGGGAAGTTTTTAGGGCTAAAAGTAGCCATCTCAGTTATGTATCCTTTAAGACTTTTCATTACATTACCGCATTGAACCTTATTATGCTATTTATAATATAGTAAAAGAGAGGCCGAAGCCCCTCTTTTGTCTTTGTGATGCCCATTATTAATCCGAGTCTTACTCTGCCAATCGATAGGCGGCGTAATTGCCTTGGGCTTTGCCTATTCAATAAATCTTTGGAACGACTTCCTGCCAAGCACCATCTCTTCTAATAGTACCGACTAATGCGTGATGCTCATAATCATCTAGAGCATATACCATTATTGATCGAAGTCTAATTTCATCTTTGAGAAGTTGTTTGCCGTATTCGATTGCATAACGTAAATCGGCGAAACGCATGTAGCTACGAACACTAGAGCCTGGCTGAAAGCCAGCAACAACGTACTCATTAGCATTATCTCTAATAGACTGTTCATGTTTATCCATATCTCCCATTTGACCTTTACGTGGCATAATTACTCTTTCTCTGTTATTACTCTTATAACATAACAAATGATTCGGGAAATGTCAAGGGTTTATTATACCCCTAACACTCGACCAACACTTTCATTGAAAGCTTTAGTTGGGTTATCTTTCATAAATTCTGCTACTTGTCCGAAATAGAATGCCGCATCTTCGTGGCCTTCTTTCTCAAGGATGTCTTCTGCACTGCGCATAAAAGCAATTATTTCAAATAGACTTATTCTACTGTCTTGCCCTAGTGCGGCATTATACGTTCTGGCTGGTCTCTGGTTCATTATTTAACTCCATTTCAAAAGGCGGATCATACTCTAATTGAGCAACTACCATATTAAACAAGTTTGGTAGTTGTGTCAAGTCTTCTTCATCATCAATCACAACATAATTGTAAGAGGCGGCTGTCAAGTCTTTTAGTTCAATAGATTCTTTGGTTACACTAACTTCTACATTACCAACTTTGTATGAATAGTCTTCTTCTATTTCGGACATATTCTCACAAGCATCTTGTATTGTTATAGCCAATTCTTCCATAAACTGCATATGTTCTATGACAACTTTATGTATCATCATATCATCTGCTACGACAACTTTGTCACCTTCAAATTCAAAAATCATACTTTCTTCTCCTTAATAGCTAAGTCTTTACTTTTACCAGTAAATACATCTCTATAAAAGGCTATGTTAGTTTGTGTACTGATCAAATTTTTTCTTAGATATTCTGTAAACTGTTCTTCGATAGCAGGCCATCCGCCCTTTTCAAATATTAGTTTTACGTCATACGAAAAGCCTTCAAAGTCCCACCAGAGTGCTTCACTCATGGGTATATCATATTCTCTCATCATAGAGATAATACGATCATGAAATCTTTCAATTGCTTTTGTTTCAGTCATTACACCTTCGAACATTAAACCTCATTCATTTTTCCGTTACGAACAAATCCAATACCCTTATCACTATACATCTTATAAACTGCATAGGATTGTTCTTCTGTTAAACCTTCCCAACGTTCATATTTATCATTTATCTGAGCTTCAACATACCACATATTATAACTTTCCTTCTTTTAGCAATTCATCAATTTTATCTTCAATTCGATCAAGTTGATACATTAGAACATCTACCCGTTCGTTCAATGACAATTCTTTTTGACCATCCATAAATGATTTTAACTCTACAGGTGCAACATCGTTATCGAAATTAATCTCATCGATTTCTTTTCTAGACCACCACATCTTAGACAATCCCTAATGGGTCTAACATGATTAGGAGAAGCCCCATAGCTATACCCCAAAAGATAATTTTTTGTATACTCATTACACATACTCCTTGTACTCTGCCACCTTGGCAATATCTTTAATAAGTTGCTTACCATACTCGGTAAACAAAATTCCTTGCTCCCATACAAAATGCTCAACATCTTGGATGTGATAAAAAGTTTCACGACCTGTAATCCAACGAAGAGCATCCCAGTAATCTTCAGCGCCATAAGTCTGCGCTTGATGAATACGTTCTTTGAACTCTTCGACATTCTTAGCTTCGACGTGTTTTTCCATTTCGCTGTTTTCTTCAAGTTGGGTACAAAGAGTGTCCCACATCTCTTGCTTTTGATCAGCGTTCATTGCATTCCAATCATCTAGCTTCCAACCACGAGGGCGGAACCCATAAACGTCTTTATGCAAGTCTGAGAAACAATCATCTGAGTAAGTATAAGACATTAGTAAATCTCCATTTCATTTAGATCAGGTTGTGTCCAGCCACGTGCTTTTGCATAAGCATTGGCATTATCTACGTACTCATATTCAGCACGTAATTTTGCAATAACCCATGATTCAAATTCTTGTTCAATCATAGCCGATTGCTCACCTTGAACAGGCTGAGCATTAATACGATTTACTTCTTCTTGTAACATTACGCTACCTCCTTAAAACCAAAACTAGCAACAACATGACGGTTACCATCTTCGTCTTCGATAAGATCACCGACTGATACAGAATGCATACGATTCAAACGAGTAATATTAGTCTCTGGACCAATGTTACCGATTTCAAATACTTGATTAAGATCATTAGCTTCGATAATAGCTACACCAGTGTAAAGATTTTCATACAGAGCTTTCTCTGCGAGATCCACTGTTTTTTCACCTCTAAAATCCATGCTCATACCTGATTTAATATCATACTTTGCATTAGACACACCTGCATTGATAGCATCAATGTCTGTATCTGTATAGCTGATTTGATACACTGTATATTTCATAATGATTCTTTCTCTGTCGTTACTCTTATAATATAATGCATGATTCGGGCAATGTCAAGGGCTATTACCAAATAACTTCTTCGGTAACAATCATACGACGACCTAAGTTTTGCTTAATGCAGTTCTCAGTGTAAGTTTTTACTGCACCATCATCATACATGACAGTGATAAGAGTTTCACCATCGCTATCATCGTGAATAGAAGTGATTTCGCCTTTTGCAACATAACCCACATACTGACGAATTACACCCATACCGATTTCAAACATATTCATTAAAAGTTCTCCTTAAGCGAACATAGGTTTCATTGATTCGAATACTTTGTTGTAAGCATTACACTCAGCACCATAATACTCGAAGAAGTCATCATCGTCTTCGAAAGCGACAACTTGAACTTCGTTGTTAAACAAAGCGTTCTGACTTGCAATATAATTATCCCAAGCATCGTTCATACCGTTCATACCGGCTAGTGCATCACCAAGACCATATGACTTGATTGTGTTCCATGCATCTTGAAACGAAACTTCTTCTTTATAAAAACTAGGAATGTTAAACATATGAATCACTTTCTCTCTTGTTACTCTTATAATATAATGCATGATTCGGGTAATGTCAATAGAAAAAAGGGCCCGAAGACCCTTTTTTTTAATTATTTTTATATACTTGCTCTACAAAGGAGTATGGCGCACCACTCAATTTTTGAGCAATAAACAACATACGACATTCATCAAATGTTTCAATACCACTTTCTAAAAGCATAGCTTCTTGCAAAGCATCCTTAATTAATTCACTTACGCTTTTGTTTTCCAAGACACGACTCCCTTACATGATTAACTGCGTTTTCAACTCTATTGGGGTATTCGCCCAAAAATGTACCTGCTTTTAAATCGTCTTCTGTGATAAGCTCCTTATGATGATGTTCTATCTTATCCCACTCTGCTAACATCTTACGACCTAGTTTATCAAAAACACCATCCGTTATTACAGGATTGTCCTGCTTGTAATAGGAAAATGATGCCATCAAATACCATGGTACAGCCATATTAATATTGTCATCAACGATATCCATACAATACTTATCTAGATTATCCTCGTCCATGAGAGACCCTTATTGTTGTTTCATAGTTAACTATATAGTATTTTTTTGGTCTTGTCAAGGAAAAGTTAGGACTTAATTTGTATAAATAACATCGGGTGCGTGTATGTACGTGAAACAACGTAAGAGGCAAGTGTGAGAAAAATCACAAAAGGAATAGCAGGTGTCACATCAAGTATGTCCGTGGGGTTCGGATCTGCCACGTATCAAGTAAAGTAAAAAGGCGCTTCCATTGGGGCGCCTTTTTTGTTTACTGTTGTTTATCTTCTACTACTGAAAAAAACTTTGGTGTTAGTCCATTAAAAGCACTGCCTAGATTTAAAGACCTACATATCGATCTTGCATCTGCTTTACTGTAACTTTTATACAGTATTACTTCCGTATCTTTTTCTATTACCTTAAATTTGTTTTCTGTAGAATCTCTTTCTACTCTGTATGACATTAACTAAATCCTTCGAACGCCAGAGGCCTTTTACCCTTCTTAAAACTAAGAACTTCGCCGTCCGCACGTTCTGCACCCAATCTATCACCTACAGCGCCTTTATCCATAGTTGGGGTGTCATCCATTAAGTCTTGTGCATTCTCTTCTGCATCGAATAAACGCATCTTAGATCGGTCAATGCCTACAACAAATCTTTTGAGATAGTTAGTATCACCCCATCGATTTTTAAGTTGTTTGACCATAAGTTGCCCAAGACTTTCTAACTCTTCTGTAGAAATTAAACCAAACATAAAGTCTGCAGTTGCAGGCAAACCAAAAGATTCTGAAGTATCTTCAAGACCTAAGTCTGAACTACTGTAGCCAGTTCTTGTTGTTTGTGTAGCTGTCATGATAGGGATATTAAACTCTACTGCCAGACCACGAAGTTCTTCTGCTATTGCTTTAATCAAAGTGTACGAGTTTACATTTGCGCCATACTTCATACGTGAAGAAGTACAGATATTCAAATAGTCGATATACACAACGTCTGGTATGAAGTTTTTCTTTAGACGTAGTTCATTTAGTAAGTGACGAAAATGAGCAGAACCAGCACTTGCAGTTGGATATTCTTTAACAATGAGTTTACCTGTTGTCTTGTTCTTTACACGACCAATACGCTTAACATAGACATCTTTTGGGATCTCTTTAAGTTCATCGATAGTTAGATCAAGAAGGTTAGCGTCAATGCGTTCTGCAATACGTTCTTCTGCCATCTCCATAGTTATATATAAAACATTCAAACCCTGCATCATATTAGCGGATGCACAATGAGTCATGTACAATGTTTTACCTACACCAGTACCCGCAAGAGCAACACTTAAAGACTTACGAGATAACCCACCCTTTGTGATTTTATTGAAGCAATCAAGGTCAAAGGGTATCTTGTCTTCTTTCGTATGATAGAATGTATAACGTTCATCAAAGTTGTCGAGAAAGTCATGACCAATACTACTATCAAACGATACACCAAGAGCCGTTGACAAAAGTTCTGGTATTGAACCCTTGTCTAGCTCTTTGTGATTACCATCTAGCACTAGAATACTTTCACGTACAGCATTATAGATCGCTTTGTCTTGACA